ATCGGCTACGGTCACCGCGGATTCACAAGCAGGAAGCGCAAAGTGGCGGCAACGCCTTCGGAATCCAAGACAGCACCAAGGGCTCCGAAGTCCCCGAAAGTCGGAGGAAACGAGCTTCGGAAGTTGCCTGCGGCAAGTGCTGACAAAGCAATGAAACTCGTGATATTGTTGTAGATGCAGAACGGGAACACTGGCAACCGTGCTTCGAGCCACTGGCGGTGTTCCCGCTTCTTTTTATGAAAGGGTGATCGGTATGGTATTCGATTGTTTTGACGTCGACAGTGGTCGACCGATTGGGCAGTGTACACTACCAGCGAAAAGATATGATCTTGTCGGCACTGAGCATATGTTTGGCGATACCCTGTACACACTGGTGTCCACGGTCATCGGTTCGTCGAATAACATGTACTTCCGAAGAAAGAAGGCGTAAATATGGGTGACCGGATGTTTGGTGAAGATTCCTTTACCGATGAGATCGACTCTGCGGGACAAGCAGAGCAGGCGGTCGAGTACTTAGCACAAAATGAACACGCCTTCCGCATGGAGCTTCAGCATGAGGGTCTGTCGTATGACGATATCCAAAAGCAGATCGGAAAGCTATGGGCAAACCTAGCGGCATCCTGCAAGCGTGTCGGCTATTCGGATGTTATCGTTGAAGGCAAAACAAAATTTTACGGAATCAATTAAGCTTCGGAAGGAGGAAGGCGCATGCTCCAGTGTGGCGGGTGTAATCGTATCATTATGGACTCAACCAGCGAAGGCGGGTGGAAGCTCCGTACACGCATGGTTTTATTTGATGAAGAAGGGCAAGCAAAGGCGATATGCCCAACGTGTAAGACCCAAGTGGATGTACCAATCATGCTTGGCGCAGTGAACGCACTTCCGAAGCCTAAATTAGTTATAAATTCTTGATAAAACACTATTGACCATCTTCGGAAGAAGGTGGTAAACTTCATCGTGAACAAGTTAGTACAACTTCGGGCAACGAAGTCCAACGAGGACAGCCCAAGAAGCAACCACACAGCACGGGCACGGTTTCCTACCAGCTCTAACCGACCCTGCGTGTATCGACTGAAACTGAAACGCACCTAATTGAACGGGTGATCGTCAGGACTAGGTTGAGCTTCTTGAGCTGTCCTCGTTATGTATTTCTAGGAAGGTGGTGAGCGCATGAATGACCAAAATGAACCATTCAATGTGCTTTCGGACACCTACCATGTATGGGTTCCTATCGAAGACCACGACCTTCTGAAGTCCGTAAGTGTGGACGAAAACGGTGACTTCATCGTGCAAGGGGTTATGTCTTCGGACGACTTGGACGAAGAGGACGACAGCATCACGCCTGACGGCATGGACTGTTCCTACTTCCTGACAAAGGGATGGGTGAAGTACGAGCACGGCAACAATCCGAACCAATTCATTGGGGAGCCATTGGAAGTCCGTGTTGGGAAATTTGAACACCCAACGCTTCAGAAGTCGGTTAACGGTGTGCACGTCAAAGCTAGGCTGTTTGCGAATCGTGAAATGACCCGCCAAGCGGTTCAAACGATTCAAGACCTTCAGAAGTCGCAAACCAAACGGCGTATGGGCTGGTCGATTGAAGGTAACGTGAAAGAACGTGACCGCAAGACTGGCAAAGTTGTGAAGTCGATCCTTCGCAATGTGGTGCTGACGATGAACCCTGTGAACACCATTACATGGGCAGAGCTTGCGAAATCCTTTGCGAAGAACCACGAAGTTGAAGTGAACATGGAACTGGATAAGTCCATGGACACGGGAGCTATCGCCGAAGTCATGCCGCAATCCATTGAGAAACGGGTGAATGTGCAGGCACCGCCTGACCCGACTGCTGAATGGGTGAAGCTGTTTCGGAAGTTCGTCAAAGAAAACGCGCTCCAGAAGTCGCTCCGAAAGCAGTACGTCACCAGCACGGATGGTGAAGCAGGCATTCAAGCCTATGTCTTCGCCAAACAAAACGGGCTGGCTTATGCGGAAGCGGTTGAATTCGCTTCTTATATTGCCGAAAGGCATGCAATCCTAAAATCCCTTTTCGGGAAATTCGGGGGTGAAAAAATGTCGAAAGAAACACAAAGTACGTTAGCTCAGTTGCTGGATAGCGACATCGAAGAGCTTCAGAAGTCGCTGGAAGCAGACGCACCGGAAGAAGAACTGGAAGAGCTTGAAAAGTCCGTAGGTGACGACGACGCAGATACGGATGATGAATCCGAAGGTTCGGAAGAAGATTCCGAAGACGACGAGGATGCAGACGATTCTGACGACGAAGACAACGAGGATAGTGAAGAAGAGGAAGAAATGGAGAAATCCGTGGGCTCCGACCTTCGTAAATCCTTAGCCGACGATCATGGACAAGCCTTCGAAGTTTCCGACTTCCTCACTGCTTTGGTTGACGAAATGGGCTTTGGCATGGAAGGACTTCAGAAGTCCCTCACACACATGACAAAGCAACAAGTTGCCATCGTGAAGTCTTTGACCACCGTCGCACAAGTCGTTCAAGACATGGCGATGAAGGTTGAAGGGTTGGAAAGCGAAAATGCCGAGCTTCGGAAGTCGCTCGATACAATCGCTGAACGACCTGTTGGACGTAAATCCGTTGTGAACCAGCGTGAAGTCCAAACACTTCAGAAGTCGATCGATACGCCTGCTAACGGTGCGCCGTTAACACGTAAGGCTATCGGCGATATTCTTATGAAATCCTTTGAAGCAGGCGAGCTTAACGGCGGAGAAATTGCCCGTTTTGAAGGTGGCGTAGGTCTGGACAAGCTCAACTTGCCGCCACGCTTAAAAAATGAATTGGGCTTGAAATAGTCCACTAACCGAAGGGGGTATACAACCATGGCAGATCAACTTATTGACGGTTTGACCGAGTTTGGCGAATCTACTATGCAACGCATGGAAGAGCTGAACAAAGCCTTGGGTACAGGGCAAGACGGCGAAGCTTATGGTAATGGCGCCTACAACGACATGTCCGCGCTTCGTCCTCAATCCTTGGAAGGAACATTGAAAATTGTAGCCGCAGGGCAACAACACATCAAGTTCTGGAACAGCATTGGGAAAAAACAAGCTTTCAACACTGTTGAAGAATTCAACGTGCTGGACAGCTACGGTGGTAACTCTTCTCCGTTCTTCACGGAGGGTGGACTTCCGAATGAAGAAGACTCGAACTACATTCGTCAATCCCAAATGGTGAAGTTCCTAGGTACAACGCGTGTAATCACGCACCCTGCTACCTTGGTGAACAACACTGTGGGCGACATTGTAGCTCGCGAGCAAACGAACGGAACATTGTGGCTGTTGCAACAATTGGAGCGTTCTTTGTACTTCGGTGACTCCAGTATCGATCCGCTTGCTTTCGACGGCGTCATTGCCCAAGTTCGCAACTTCGTAACTGGCAAACCGTACCAAAACCAGCACATCATCGATATGCGCGGTCAAGTCGTGGACGAGAATACGCTTGAGGACATTGCTACAGTTATCGCTGACAACTACGGTTCCAGCAACTTGCAATTCCACTTGACGAACCAAGTTCACAAAGACTTCTCCAAGCTGATCACTGGTAACGGCGGTCGCCAACGTATCCAAATGGGTTCTGGCGAAACGAGATTGGGTCAACCAGTTCGCGGATATTCCGCAAACGTGGCTGACATCGACTTCGTAAACAACATCTTCCTGAAGCCTGACACAGCTCCTAAAGCTGTATCGCAAAAAGGTGCACCTGCTGTTCCTACAGCTGGAGCAGGCGCTGTTGTAGCTGGAGCAGATGCTACATCCAAAATGGATGCTGGTACATACCACTACTTCATTTCGGCGAAAAACTCGGCTGGCGAATCCACACCGCTTTATGCGGATGGCGCTGGGGAAGCTGTTACAGCTGGTCAAAAAGTTGACATCACGATCAACCGTGTTGTTTCCGATCCACCAGCGAAAAGCTACCGTGTATACCGTGGCGTGACGTCCGACCCGTCCAAAGCATTGTTCGCTTTCGAAGTGAAGGATGCAGGCACAGGCGGTACGCAAGTCATCACTGACCGCAACTTCGACATTCCGGGAACTGACACAGCTGTGTTGATCGACAACGATTCCGAGAACGTGTTGACATTCAAACAATTGGCTCCTTTGATGAAGTTGCCGCTTGCTAGAATTTCCGCTTCCGAACGCTTCATGATCTTGCTTTACGGTATGGTTCAGGTTTACAACCCACGCCGTATGGTAGTTGTGAAAAACATCGGTAAACTGGGAATCAACTCCAACAAAGAGCTGTTCACACCTGACTATGGTGCACCGTCCTACGGTACAATCAAGCCAGTTCTCAGATAATATAACCGATCTAAAGGAAGGGCTTGGGCTAGACCAGCCCTTCCTTTTTTAATCCAAAATTTCCTTTAAGGAGTGAAAGAGCATGGTAAAAGTAAGAAAATTGTTCGGATCGTTCGCAGATAAGGTGAAAGCGGGCGGGGAGATCATCGAGTTTGATGAAAATGGCGTCGCAGAGGTTTCCGAAGAGGTAGCCGACATTCTGGAGCAGATTCCGAATGAGTACGAATTTGTTCTTCCTTCCGAAGGAGCACCGGATGCGCCAGAAGCACCGGACGCACCAGCCAAAGCACCAACGGCTCCGAAGCGCACAGCTCCAGCAACAAATAAAGCAAAGTAAAAGGAGCGATGACCCATGGCACAGTATTATGGCTTTCGTGGTGTCCAAGTCCTAGAGAACGTCACATCGGGCGACTTCGGGCGTAATACCCCGCTTGTACTTGAAGTGACGGCGACCGTCGACACAAAAATATACGTGAATGACAACCCCGATCAGGGCTTTAAAGCACAGGGAATTCCGCTCAAAGCAAATGAAATGCGGATCGTCCCTTTGCAGTGCTACTGGTTCACGACGGATGCCCCCGTCACGGTTGTCGCTTATCGTCCATAAGGCGGTGAGCGGCAATGGCGATCACACCTTACTATACGGTCATTAAAGATGTGGACGGCACTATCACCAGCGTGACCAGCCCAACAAATCTTCCGACGCCTTCCGAAGTTCGGAATCGTTGGTGCTACGGCTTACCGTTGACGAATGAAGCAGGTCGTCCGATGGCTGACGCTGATCTGCTGGTCTTCCTTGAAGCGGCGATCAGCCGAGTAGAGCGTGAATTAGGCATCTTTCTGAAGCCGACGGTTATTGCCTGCAACCCCGATGAGTCGATGGTAAAAGGCGAGGACTACGAAAAGGAAGAAGCGCCTTATGACTACGATGTGAAGGCATGGATGACCTACGGGTTCCTTCAGCTTAAACAGCGACCTGTTCAGAAGATCACGGGACTAAAGCTTGTGCTTCCGAACGGTCAGATCATCATGGACTTCATGAAACGACCGGAATGGATCAAGCTGTACAAGGATAACGGTCAAATCCACCTTGTACCGTACGCTGGAGACCCTGCACTGTTTGCGCTTCTGGGCGGTTCCCAATCGGGCTTCCCGTTTGTGACAGGCACCATGAACCGCAACCTGCCGCAGATGATCTATGTGGACTACGAAGCTGGCTACAGCCTGTACGAAATTCCAAACGACATTCGGAACGTCGTGGCTAAGATTGCCGCAGTTGACGTGCTGGGTATCGCAGGGGATGCCGTACTGGCGGGAGTCGCCAGCTTGTCGACTTCGATCGATGGGCTTTCTGAATCCTTCTCGACGACAGCTTCTGCCACCAGTGCAACCTATGGCGCGCACATCAAGCAGTACCAAGAAGAAATCGATAGCTTATTCGACCCTAGAAAGGGAGCCGCAAGGACTTCCGAACGGGGTTTCACTATGACAGGTCTGTAGGGGGTGTAGCATATGCCAAGTGTAAAATTACACGTATCGAAGTTTGAAACACTGATAGCTAGGCGCGGGCGTGATGTGGAATGGCGTCAGGCGATTCTTTGTTCCTGCTGGAACATGGACAGCGGTCAGCCAAACTATCACTGTCAAGCTTGCCGTGGCAAAGGCTACACCTACGAAGACCCTGTACAGGAGCGCGGGCTTGTTATGAGCATCACGCAGAACAAGGACTTCGATGAATCCGCAGGCGTTTTCGATATCGGTGACGCTGTGATGACCGTTCCGAAGCGCGTATTCAAAGTCGTACAGCACCCGCTCAACACGAGCGGTGTAGAAACTCTGCTATACGATCATGACAACTATATGTTTGACATCGGTATGTATGATCTGGTTACTCTGCTGGATGATGAAGTGAAGACTTCTGAACTGCTGATCAGAGGGACACCGATCTACACCCGTCCTGCGGATGAGCTTCTGAACGAGCGTGTAACCAAAATCATCACCGTCCGAACCCATAACCCTTTCACAGGGGAAATCGTTAAGTACACGGAAGGCACCGATTTCACGCTCGCAGAGAACGTGATTGAGTGGATCGGAAATGCACCGGATGAAGGTCAGACGTATAGCGTCACCTACAAGCACAGACCCGTGTATACGGTCAGCGCCACGCTTCCGAAGCCGAGACACCAAGATGAACAGGATTTACCGCGCTATGTGGCGCTCAAATACCGCGCTGGAGGGGTTGACGTGAAATGAGCCTAGTTACAATCGCCGCTGACTTACCAAGCTTAGACGACGTTCTGAAGGCTGTAGAGCGGGCTGGAAATGGAAAGCTCACGTACACCCGTGAAGCCGTTAAGTCGTCCACGGAGATCATCCAGCGCACTTGGATTCAGTATGCGCAGGGCGCTCGCGTGAACTACAGCGGTGGCACCTTTCACGTTAACACCGTAACAGGCTCTTACGTTCGAAGCATTCAAGAAGGGCTCCGGTTCAAAGACGACTTAACAGGGGAAGTCTTCACAACCAGCCCGCACGGAAAGATCATCGAAGACGGACAGCCTGCACGGGATATGAAGCCTAAACTGCTGGCATCTCCGAAGGCGAAGGTCGGCAAGGATGGCAAAAAGTTTATCACCGTTCCGTTCCGCCATGGAACGCCGAACACAGTCGGACTTCCCGCTATGCCTGCCCACATCTACGCCCAAGCCAAAAATCTTGGTTTTTCCCGCCGCAACAGCATGCTGAAGCGTGTCTGGACAGGAAAAACCTACGAATGGGGCGGTCGTCTCGGAAAAAGCGCAGATGGTCAGCGCAGTCACATCGCTCCTTCTCAGCGGGTCAATTCCGAAGGGCAAGGCTACACACACCGCACGGGCATCTATAGCGGTATGGTTCGGATGGGTCAGAAGAATCACGCGCAGTACATGACCTTCCGAAGGCTGTCGGAGAACTCCGACCCCCGAAGCTGGCAGTACCCAGCCGTGAAGCCAAGACCTATTCGGGACGCTGTTGTCGAGAACACCCGTGAGGAAGTACTGATGCTGATCAGGCGCGGATTCGAAATGGACTTATACTTT